CTGGCGATCCTATGCCAACCGTTTCTGCAAACGTTATCCCTGGCACTGGTAGTGAACCCTCCCAGGTTTCTGACGCACAGACTGGTTCTGGCGGCAAGGACCCTGCACCTAAGGTAGAACCTTCTGCCGCATACGGTCAATCTGCACCTGCAGATCTTGGCGGTTCTTCTTCTGGTCCTCTCCATGCAGATGATGAGGATGGCGAAGAGAATCCTGGAGCAAAAGCAGCAGCACCTGTTTCGCAAGATACAAGTGTTACCTCAACCGCTGGTAAGCCTGGTAAAGACCCAGCTCCTTCCGTAGGTGCTGAAGTAGCATACGGCACTAAGATGGGTGGCGCTGTCACCTATCCAATCAAACCTTCCATGGAAAGCATTGACGTTTCTGCTGACGTTGCTGCTCTAGTAGAAGGCACAGAACTCTCTGAAGAGTTCGCTGAGAAAGCAAAGACCATTTTTGAGGCTGCTGTCAAAGCGAAAATCTCTGAAGAGTATGACAGACTTGTAGAGCACTTTGCTGCTGAATTCGACAAGCATTTCGCTGAAGCTAAGAGCGAGATGGCAGAAGAAGTCAACGGCACTGTGAACTACGCCATTGGTCAATGGATGGAGCAAAACCAAGTTGCTGTTGACCGTGGAATCAGAAATGAGATTACTGAAGACTTCATTGCAGGTCTCAAGGGTCTCTTTGAGGAGCACTACATTTCTATCCCCGACGAGAAAGTTGACGTGGTAGAAGGTATGGCTGAATCTATTCGTGAGATGGAAGAGCGCCTAGACGAACAGGTCAAGGCTAATGTGAAACTACAAAATCGTCTTAATGAGACTGCAAAAACAAACATTCTGAACACTGTTTCGGAAGGACTAGCAGATACTCAGAAAGAAAAACTCGCAGCACTTGCTGAGGGTCTAGAGTTTGTTTCCGAAGAAGCATTCTCCAAGAAGGTTGCTACCATCAAGGAGTCATACTTCAAGGAAGCAGCAGCACCCGTAAGTGAGGTTGCTGATGAAACCCCAGTTGAGGGTGTCGAAGAGGTAAACCCAGCAATGGCACAATACCTCAGCGCACTCAACCGCTGGTCTAAATGATACCAAATTTAATTTTTTCCCTACGGAGCAATCATGTTTAATTCAGAAGCTCTAACGGAAAAGTGGTCACCTGTTCTTGCCCATGAAGGCGCTGGCGCAATCAAGGACAACTATAGAAAGGCTGTTACCGCTGTTCTGTTAGAAAATACCGAAAAGCAACTACGCGAAGAGCGTGGTATGATCAACGAAGCATCCAACACTGTTGGTGCTATCAGCGGTGACGCACTATCGGGTTCTGGTCTAACCACCAAGACTGGTGGACTTGCTGGATTTGATCCAGTAATGATCAGCCTCATCCGCCGTGCGATGCCTAACCTCGTCGCTTATGACATCTGTGGTGTCCAGCCTATGAGCGGTCCTACAGGTCTCATCTTCGCGATGAAGTCGCACTACCAAGAGAATGGTTCCGCACTACGTGCTGGTTCCGAGGCACTCTACAACGAGCCTGACACCAACTTCTCTGGTAACACTCAGGGTCCTGCAGCATACAACGATCCCGTATCTCCTCTTGGTGATGGCGGTACTACCGATGCTAACCCTGGTCTGCTTAACGACGCTACTGGCGGCGGCACCACTGCTGCTAACTACGAGCGTGCTGCAGGCAACATCGCTAGAGAAGATGCAGAAGCACTCGGATCGGGTTCTACCCTATTCAACGAGATGAGCTTCAGCATTGAGAAGACCTCTGTTACTGCAAAGACCAGAGCTCTCAAAGCAGAATACACTCTAGAACTAGCACAAGACTTGAAAGCAATTCATGGTCTTGATGCTGAGCAGGAACTTGCTAACCTTCTTTCTAGCGAGATCCTTGCTGAAATCAACCGTGAAGTTGTTCGTACCGTTTACACTGTCGCTAAGTCTGGCGCACAGAACAACGTTGCTAACGCTGGCGTATTTGACCTTGACGTTGACAGCAACGGCAGATGGTCTGTTGAGAAATTCAAGGGACTTATGTTCCAGATTGAAAGAGATTGCAACGCTATCGCACAGCAAACTCGTAGAGGAAAGGGCAACTTCATCATCACTTCTGCTGATGTTGCTTCTGCACTCGCTATGTCTGGCACCCTCGACTATTCCTCAGGTCTAACTGGCGCTGGTGGTCCTTCCATCGGTGAAGTTGATGACACTGGCAACCTCCTAGTTGGTACAATGAACGGTAGAATCAAGGTCTTCGTTGATCCTTATTCCGCTAACGTTTCTAACACCCACTACTACGTTGCAGGTTACAAGGGTTCTTCCCCTTATGACAGTGGTCTCTTCTACTGCCCATATGTACCCCTCCAGATGCTCAGAAGCATTGACCCTAGCACCTTCCAGCCTAAGATTGGCTTCAAGACTCGCTACGGTATGGTCGCTAACCCATTCGTTGTACAGAGCAACGGCACACCTGATGCTGAGGCACTTACTGCGAACCGCAACCAGTATTACAGAAGAGTTCGCGTTGCGAACCTCACCTGATACTGTTACGATATCAAGACAGGGGACCTACGGGTCCCCTTTTTTTGTGCTTAAATAGTATTACAACTTGCGGTAACTCTATGCCTAGAGGAAGAATGCAAAAGGTTGACATTGAACCTAGAGTTCTTAAACTGAAGAACCAGATCCACGAGGGTATGTACAACGGTGCCAGTGATGACTGGTTAGACGGGGCACACCACTCTCTTAACAAGGTTCTGGAAATTCTACAGGAGTATTCATCATGAACCAATCCTCTCTAGTATTATTACTATGTTTGTCTCCGCTACTAGCGGTCTTCATTGTAATGAAACTAGCGATATGGTTTACTGAAACAGTATCTTTTAGAGCTGAGACAGAAAAACTAAAGAAGATGCAGCATGGTCCTTATGAGTTTTACGACTACGACAAAGAAGAAGATGACGAGTGGTAACGATTATCCACAGGATACAGACTATCAATTATTATACAACAGGGTTTCAAGAATGAAAATTGACACCATGATGGAAGAACCATGTCCACTTTACGAACCAGGATGGGAAGATGTCACAAATTCGCCAGAGGATTGGAATGATTTTTGGTACAACGAAGACACAGGAGACAGTGACCAAGGAAGAAGTGCAGGAGATGATTGATGCTGCTATAAGAAAGCACAATCGTAATGCTGGAATGATCAGTATGTTTGTTGGATTTTTTATCCTAGGTCTTTTTTCAGAAGGTCTCCTTAGACTTATTGGAGTGATACCACCTTTACTGCCATGGCTCAAGATCACATTATAGAATTTCTAGGAACAATATTGTTGTTTGTCTTTGGCATTACTATGATTTGTCAAGGTCATGCTATCTTTCATGGTAAATATGGGTATAAGCATACGGAACGTGATAAGAAACGTTCTGCGGATATTCGGAAACAACTGGAAGAAATCATCAATGCAAATGGACGTTCTACAGAAGAGGATTAGGCGATTGGAAATTTCTGAGAAGATTGATGCTGCACTAGAAGAGTATTACTCAGAGAAAGGATTGCCTGTTCCTCAATGGAAAACTAAAAAAGATCCACTGTGGTGGAGAGAGTATCTTATTGAATTGGGTCTTGATCCAGACAACCCATAAATACTAGGTAGCTTGGGAAGTTGACATGTCTGCTGAATGGTATAAGGAACAACCTAGTAATAGGAACTTCCTCAACCCAATTGGTTATCTCCTTAAACTAGAAAAGTTTGAAGGAGTAGATTTCTTTTGTCAAGCAGCAAATGTCCCCGACGTTTCAATGCCAACCACAGAAGTAGCAAGTCCTTTTAGAAACTTGCCTATTATTCCTGGTGGTGGAGTAACGTTCGGGGATTTTACTGTACGTTTTATTGTAGATGAGGATCTTAAAAATTACTATAGCATTCATAACTGGATGCGTGACAATGGAAATGCTGATCAAATGGCACGCACCACTCCAGAAGATGATATTTACACCATCGGACAACTGCATGTTGTCACGTCACAATACAACCCAGCATTCATTGTAGAGTTCAGGGATTTATTTCCTGTAGCACTCACGAACTTACAATTTGATGCTACAATATCAGATGTGGAATACATCACCGCAGAGGTGACGTTCAAGCACCAGCAGTTCTTCATTCGTGATAAAAATCTTCAACCTCTATGAATTTTGAAACCCTTCGTAATAAATTTGAAAAACTGAGAGAGGACTGGGCAGAAGATTCTGCAGTTGACTTTCAATTCAAGAATAAACAGTATACCACAGATCTGGGACAGCTTGCGTTAGACATCCCTTTTCAACATAATAAATACTTAAACCATTACACTGACATTCAGCAGATCAAAACCTCGCTGGAGTTTGAGATCCGCAAAATGGTAAAAGAGAAACGTGAGTATTACTCAGGCGAAGCAGACGCAAAAACTTACGCCTCTAAACCATTCGGATCATCTATCAAGACTTCTGAAAAAATGAAAGTTTATCTAGAGTCTGATGATGAGATCATCAACCTAGAAGCAAAGATCAAATATCTAGACCAGATGCTTTACTGGTTAGATCAGGTCATGAAGCAAATTTCTAACCGAGGGTTTCAGATTAAGAGTGCCATTGAGTGGGAGAAATTCGTAAATGGACAATGATGACCACCCTCAG